GCGTAAACACTGGGCCGGGTTGCCAAAACTGTGACACGGGTCTGGTTTTCTGTAGCGGCGCTTGCTACACTTCAATACATGGACACCACGAATCAAGTCACGAACCTCACCCAGATCCAGGACCTCATCGAGAAGGGCGCCCAGTTCTTCGTCGGTCATTCTGGAGGCAAGGACTCCCAGGCGATGTTCGCGATCCTCTCGACGCTCGTCCCGGCCGACCAGTTACACGTCGTTCACGCCGACCTCGGCGACATCGAGCACGAGAACGTCAAGGGCTTCATCCGCTCGAACATCGACGACAAGGAACTCCTCGTCGCCCAGGCGATCCACGCCGACGGATCGAAGAAGGACTTCTTCTCAGCCGTCCGCGCTCGTCGCGCTTCACTGGACTCGAAGGGCAAGACCGACGCGCCGGCGTTCCCGAGCTCGGCCGCTCGCTTCTGTACATCCGACCTCAAGACGGGCCCGATCTGGAAAGTGATCCGGGCCCAGGGCGACCACGCGATCGTCGTGAATTGTGTCGGGATCCGCGCCGAGGAGAGCCCGGTCCGCGCGAAGAAAATCGCCGACCGCGGGACCTTGAACGTCAACACGAAGAACACGAACTCGAAGCGCCAGGCGTTCGACTATTGGCCGATCGCCGACTGGACAATCGCCCAGGTCTGGAACGAGATCGAAGCGAAGGGTCAAGAACGTCATCCGGCATACGACGCCGGGAACGACCGCCTCTCGTGTGTGTTTTGCATCTTCGGAAGTCGCGGCGACCTGGCTCGCGGCGCCGAAGCCCGCCCTGAATTACTCCAGAAGCTCGCCGACCTCGAGGCCGATGTTCGGACCACGATGTTCTCCGGCGAGACCCTGGCCGCTCGAATCAATTCGATCCAAAAGTAGAGGAGGACATCATGAAGAACACCGTCAAATTTTACTCGAACCTCACGAACTGGGACCTCATCGTCCAGGTCTTACACTGGGACGGCCCGCTCCATGACCAGGCGCCGGCGGACATCGCCTGGAACGCCTACACGCTCGCCGACGGCTTCGGCCGGATGTCGGGCGGGGAGCTCCGGACGACGGTCGGCTGGGACTGGTCGCATCTTCGCGACTCGACCGATGAAGGCCACGCCAGGGTCGCCGACTACATCCGCAAGAACCTGGAGCGGATCCTCCGCTCGCCGGTGAAGTCATGAAGGCGACGTTCGTCTCCGCCTGGGTCGACGGGTGCTTCCGCGCCGCGATCGCCTTCGAGGGCCGGGCCCAGGTGTCGCTCGTGATCCAGACGCCGAAGGTCGTGGTCCGCCACGTGGCGAAGGACGACCTCCGCGCGGATCCGATGGCCGGCTCCCTGGCGAAGGCCGCCTCGAAGTTCCGCGGATCCGCCAGGCGGAACGGCTCGACGAAGGAAGCGCGGCGGCTCCTGGCCGGCGTGTGACATAAAGCGGGGCCCCGTCCTGGGGCCCCAGGCCGTCTCAACCAGTTCCCAAAAGTGTGAACCACGTCACCGACGGATGTAGCGGGACTCGCTACACTGGAACCATGAACTCAAGGAGCCACAACATGACGACCTTCCCCACTTACACCGACCTCAATGGCATCATCCGCTTCGAGTCGAACAACCAGATCCCCTTCGCCGACTACCTTGAAGAGAATCACGGCTTGAGCGGCGACGTCCTGGCGAGCCATGTCGAAGCCCGCGAGATCGAGACCACGAACCTGATCCGCTCGATCCGCGCTCATCGCCTGGCGAACCCGATGACCGAAGACGAAAAAGCCGAGCGGGCCTACGAGCTCCGCGCGGCCTTCGGACCTGGCGAGACCGTTGTCGATCTCATCACTGGCGAGACCTTCACATCATGAAGATCCGCCTCCCGAAAAATCACCACGGCGTCGTCGTCTGCTATGGCGGCGGCGTCGACTCGACCGCGATGCTCATCAAGCTCCGCGACGCCGGCATCGTCCCCGACGCGATCACGTTCGCCGACGTCGGCGCCGAGAAGCCCGAGACCTATGAGACCGTCCGGAAGATCGACGTCTGGCTCAAGGCCCAGGGCTTCCCGCTCGTGACCTGGGTGAAGAAGATCCCGAAGGCCGAGACCGGCTACAAGACCCTGGTCGGCAACAACTACAAGAACGAGACGCTCCCGAGCCTGGCGTTCGGGAAGAAGTCATGCTCGATTAAGTGGAAGGCCGACCCCCAGGACTACTTCCTCAAGGGGAAGAGCAAGGGCCCGTACACCTACGCCCGCCATCCGGTCTATCAGGAGGCGCTCGACCAGGGGAAGAAGATCGTGAAGCTCCTCGGCTACGATGCCGGCCCGGCCGACCTCCGCCGCTCGAAGAACGTGAAGCGCGAGGACGAGTTCTTCCTGTACTCGTACCCGCTCCAGGACCTCGGGATGACTCGCGGAGATTGCATCGCGACGATCGTCGCCGAAGGCCTGGAGGTTCCGATTAAATCGGCTTGCTTCTTTTGCCCGGCCTCCCAGGTGTGGGAGCTCTACTGGCTGGCCGGAACTCATCCGGATCTCTTCCTCAAGGCGCTCGAGATCGAACATCGCGCCATGACTGGAAGACATAGCCGCTGGGGTTCGGACGAGTGCACCTACGGCAAGGACTGGGAGGACTTCGTGAACAAGCCGGCCGACCAATGGCCGACCACGTCGATCACCGTCGGCCTGAATCGGAGCTTCGCCTGGAACCACTTCGCGCGGCTCAACCATATCGTCGACGCCGACGGGAACTTCATCGGGAACCGCGAAGAGCTTCTTCGCCGGGCCGACGAGCTCCAGGTCGCCGACGGCGGGAACGCGGCCGACCTTCGGACGTGTGCGTGATGATCCGCTTCCGCGTCATCATCCGCGCCCGCGGCCCGAGCCAGAAGATCGTCGAGCAAGTCTTCGGCGATACCCTGGCCGGAGCCCAGAAGGCCGGCCGCGCGACCGTCGCCTGGATGCAAGACGCCGGCGAGATCGGCGACGCCTACATCAAGATCCGCGACCAGTATCGGCCAGGCGCGCCGGTCGTGTCGGTGATCGACATCGAAAAACGTGAACGAGGAGGAGGACAATGAAGACCGAAGACCGGAGACTCAACCACGAGATCGACGAGGCCGCCGACAAGGCGATCGAGTCGCTCGCCCGTTACAAGTTCATGATGTTCGGCTATTGGGCCGGCGTCTGGGTGCACCTTAATCGGATCGAGGGAACGAGGCGGCCGTCGCCGTTCAAGGCCCTGGTCCACGCCGCGCGGGTGATCCGCGAAGGAGGAACGACATGAAGAAGACCCGAGCTATAACCCTGGCGCGGATGACGTGTCACGCCGACCAGGACCAGGTCGACGTCTGGAGCCGCGTCGACGAGCGCCTTCTCCGCGATCGCGCGCCGCGGTTCTGGAAGTTCTGGTCGCGCAAGGATCGGACAAGCGTGTTCGTCGCCGAGCATCACTACGCGCTCCGATGCCAGGGCTGGCGCCTCGAGAAGACGTTCGAGCCGTCGAGCTTGTAGCCCGCCGAGTGTCGGCGTATAAAGAACGGCCCCGCCAGATGAACATCCGGCGGGGCCTTTTTTCGGTCGCGAACTTTGCAGGAAGACGACCGGGCCCGCGAATCTTCTCACGACGCCCCTCCCTTCCGCAAGTCTTCGACCCTCGCCCAGGTGAGCGGTTAACGCGAGCGCCTGGCCGTGACCGTCTACTCGGGGAAGCGCGGAGACACAAGCAAGGCGAACGTCGGAGAGCGAGCGCAAGAACGCCGGCGGCCCGACCATCGACCGACCGGGTCATGGTGAGGGTGTCCGAGATCTCGACCTGGTCGGGAGTTCTCGGGCTGCCCTCCCTCTCGCTCCCAGGCCATGAACAAAAAGACGATAAACTTCAACCAGTAGAAGAGGAGGAACATCATGCCGAGGACATCCGAGTGTCGAGACTGTGACGCCCTGATCTCGTTCATCCAGGGCTCGAACGGTCGCTGGATCCCAGTCGAGCCAGGGACCGAGAACCGTCACCGATGCAAGCTCGATCAGACGTGTGAGGCTTGCGACAAGCCCTTCCAGGGCGCGAACTGGATGAAGACTTGCCCGGACTGTTACCGATCCGGGCGAACGGCCGGGAACCGCGTCAGGGCGGCGCCAGCGCCCGCCAGGGAGCCGGAACGACTGAGGGAGGGCGACGGTGACGATGATGTCCCTCCCTTCTGAGAACGGCGACGACGGCGACGACGGCGACGGCCAGGACGATCTCTTCGACATCGAGGCCCGCGCCAGGCGAGGGGATCCCGAGACCAGTCACACGTCGGCCAGGAACGCGAACCTCGCCGGCCGGCCCGTGACGATCGCCGAGGCGATCCTCGAGGAGCTCTCGAAAGCCCGCGACCACGGCGTCACGGGGATCGAGTTCGAGGACCTTCGGCCCGAGATCATGCGGGTCTCCCAGTCGACCGTCTTCTCCCAGCTCGAGAAGTCGGGCCGGATCGTTGTCCGCGGATCCAGACGTCACGCCAGGACGAACCAGGAGAGCCAGATATATCTCCTCCCGGACTATGCCGGCGAGAGCGTGACCAGGGTGATCGTCGACGAGCTCGATGACGAGCCGAAGTCGAACTCGCCCGAGGACCTCGGCCAGGTTCCGCCGAAGAAGACCTTCGGAGATCCCAGGCCGGAGCCGGATCCGGTTCCCGAGAACCTGGCGAGCTCGGCCATGCAACACGGCGACGCGCGGAAGTTCGTCTCCTGGGTCCACGATCAGGATCTTCCGATCCACGCCCAGGTCACGTTCGGCCACGTAGTCGTCGGCCTCTCGGGCTTCGGCCCGAAGGATCTCGCCTGGCTATGTCGGGCGATCCGCCAGGCCGGGAGAGCGCCGGCGCCGGTCGATATGCGCCAGGCCCTCCTCAAGCGGGACGTCTCGCTCCTCCGCGACTGGGAGGACTAACTGATCGGGACGCCGGCGTCCTCGTAGGTGTCGGACGAGTTCTCGCGGTTCCGATAATCTCGCGCGGCCTTCCGCGTCGGGATCGTGCCGGCCAGGTTGAGCCGAGACCGAAGTCCCGCCAGGAGCTCCTCCGCGGTCACGCCAGCGACCGCGACCGTGATCCCGTCGTTGATCGTCAAGCCGGTCCCAGGTGTCGGGGCCCCGTTCTTCTGGCGGATCACCGTCGTCGGCGATGCTGGCGGCGTGACGACCGTATAGGTCCCGCGCTCGACGAGCTTCGCGCCGGTCACGTCTCCGGATCCGCCGACCTCCGAGACCATGCCGACCGCGGGGACCGTGAAGGATCCGCCGGTGATCGAGAACTGGTCGTTCACGAAGTAGCCGGTCCCGGCCGCGGCGATCGCCTCGCCGACCAGGCGGAGCGGGCTCGCGTTCGCCCTGGTCGCCTCGCGGGTGAGGAAGTTGTCCATGCCGGCGTGACGTGAGCGGAAGCGCGGGTCGGTCGTGAGAAGCCGACGTCGATGTCGGATCCGCCGCGCGTGGATGTTGACGGTCTTCTGGAGCTGTAAGTTCTGGGACATGATGATCTCCTAAGTCGGGAGGGTCTGGTTGAGAAGGACGAACCACGAGTCACTCGCGACTTTCCTGATTTTGGCGGAGGCGTTCGCCGCTATGCCGGCGACCGTGAGGTCCTGGGATCCGCTCGCCCAGGAGACGGCCGCGTCGTCGGTGATCGTGATCGCCGCGGCGTTCTGGTTCACGAGCTCGAGCGTCGTCCCGATCGGGAAGGGGATCGTCGCCTCGTCTGGGATGTTCGTCGTGTGGGCGCCGTTGTCGATGAGGACCGTCCCGTCCCGGTTCCTCATGCTCGGCTCGAAGCTCACGCCGGTCTCGAACTGGATCGTCGGCTGGCGAGCGTTCGGGAAGAGGATCCAGCGATCGTTCGTTAAGTGGTACAGGCGGAAGCCCTCGTTCGACTCGAAGGTCGGCGTCGCGCCATTCGGGGCCGCGCTCTCGTCATAGCCGGCGAACTCGATGTCGACGCCGGTCGCGCCGGCGACGTCCAGGAAGCCGGTCCCCAGGTAGGCGACCTCGAGGAAGATCCCGAGCGGGAACGCGACCGACGCGAAGGTCGGGATCGTGAGCTCGGTCGGCGTGGCGACGTTGTCGAGCGTGAGGAGTCGGCCGGCATCTTCGAGCTCGGCCGTGTAGGTCGCGCCGGTCTCGAGCTTCTCGGGCCGGCGGAGCTGGCCGCCTGGGAGCCAGACGCCCGAGAGGAAGACCGAAGACCGGAAGAGCGTCCGGTCGAAGATCTGGAAGCCGTTCCGCGGCGCGATGTAGAACCAGGGCGAGCCGTCGGTCTGGCCTGGGACGTTCGTGAAGACCGCGATCGAGCCGGCGACGCCCAGGGTGTCCGGGGCCCAGTTCGTCCCGGCCGGTGTGCCGGGCCCGAGGAGGTAGGTGTCGCCGACCGCTGGGCCGACGGGCTCCGCGGTCCGCTGGTCGATGACGTAGGCCTGGACCTGGGAGTCGAGGATGACCATCGAGGAGTCGAAGCCGTTCTTCCAGGCGTTCGAGCCGAGCGTGAACTCGTAGTTCACACCGATATTCGGGAGGGCTGTTTGAGGCATGGCTGGTTATCCTATGGCGATAAGTCTCGGAACTCAATCCGGAGCCCTTTCCCGACGTCGGCGAAGTGCTCGAAGGGCGAGTTCGGGGTGACGGCGACGATCTGAGCGGCGAACGAGGTCGAGGATATATCCTCGAGGCGATTGACGACCTCGAAGCGTGGGTCGGCGTCGATCGCGTCCATGAGGGCGGAGAAGGCGATCGCGTAGTTCACGGCGCTCGGAGGCGCGGGGTTCGGTAGAATCGCCTCCGAGAAGACGGTCCCGTCGAGCGTGTAGGACAAGAAGAGCGTCCCGTCGTCTGGCGTCGCCTGGTTGATATTGAAGACGCCGACGTTGAGGACCTGGACGAGCCCGGTCGTCGAGCCGGCGATGGCTGGCGAGCCTTCCTTCGGGAGGAGCTTGAAGCCCGACTCGACGGGACCGTTGAAGTCGGCCGCGGGACCGCCGGCCGTATACTCCCAGCTCGTCCCGAATAGCAGGGTCCGGGCGCGGAAGTTCGGCTTCGTCGTCAAGACGATCGCGCCGCGCGCCATCGGCCGATCCAGACCGCCGCGAAGCACGAGCGGGCCTTCGATCGACGTGAAGAACTGAGCGATCGACGAGTTCCGGAACTTGTCGTAGAACTCCTGGAGATCCTGGGTCCGTGAATCGGTTCGAGGGGCGGTCGCGCGGACGCCGAAGATCTCGTTCCCGCCTTCGGGGCTGAGTTCTTGCTGGGCCTCGAAGGTCAAGGACGTGACTCCAATGCTCGTTATATTCTGCCGGAGGGGTGAGCTCACGGCGAAGGCCGGGTCGTTCGTCGGCGAGAGCACGTCCTCGGTGATACTGATCCCGCTCGGGCCGAACCAGTCCACATAAATAATTTGCTGGACTGGCGTCGCCGGCGGGGCCGCCGCCTGGAGGACGTAGGTCCGCGGGAATACGTTGAGCGGCGTGAAGATCGGAAGCGCGGGTTGTTGTCGGAGGTTGAGATCGCCGAAGCGCGTCGTGACGATGACCTGAGTCCCTTCGCGCGTGACCGTGAAGGGCATCGGCTCGGGCGGGAAGAGGAACATCGTGTCGAGGAACTCCCGCGTCGCCTCGGCCCAGTCCTCGAGCGTCGGCTCGCCGGCGGCATCGAGGAAAATGCTCACGCCGCCGAGCGTCTGGGTGTTGAGCGTGTCGGTGATGTCGAAGAGAAGCCGCCGGCTCTCGCCGGTCTCGATCGAGCCGAGGAAGTCGATCGTCCAGACCCGATCGACGCCGGAGCCTGGGATCGGTTCTGGCGTGAACGGCGGGGCGCCCTGGGACAAGACGATCCCGGCGTCGCCGATCGCGGCATCGCCGCCGAAGTCGCCGCCGAAGTCCAGGCCGAAGCCGAAGACCTCGAACGGGACCGACGTGTTGATCTGGCTCTCGTTGCCGGCGGTCGTCTTGTTCGAGATCTCGACCGTGAAGTCGAGCTCGTCGGGGATCCCTGGGCTCGACTGAGGGAGGAAGTCGGTCGTGATGAATTGATCCGAGAAGATGTTGTCGAAGTCGAGAACCGCGACCGAGTTGTCGACGCGGCGGATGATGATCCGAGCGCCGACGTCGCCGGGCTGATTGAGATCCGGGTCGTCTTGTTTCGTGTCGAAGTCCTGGGTCGTCTTGTTGCGGGTGTTCCAGGTGAAGTCCAGCGTCCCGACCTGGCGGATCCAGTCCTCATCGACGAAGCGGTCGAGGTTGATGAACGGATCGCCTGGCGGGATCGGTGAGAGGACTCGCTGGCCGACCGCGAAGGGCCCGAGCGCCGCGGCCGAGGCGATGTCGAGCTGGTCGCGGATCGTCGTCGGGAGGATCTTCACGTTCGGCGTCGTGACCGTGTTCGGGAGCGGACCGAGCCGTTGCATGAGACCCAGGCCGAAGCCGATGAGCCAGACGACCGCGTCGTCCGCGTGATCGGCTGGGATCGTGTCGAAGGTCCCGCGGTGACAGTTGACCAGGCGGATGAGGCCGCCGCCGAGATCGGTCGCGCTCTCGTAGAAGAAGAGCTCCTCGTCGACGATGAAGATGTTCGCCGGGTTGTTCGGGTCGACCGTGGTCGAGCCGGCGTCGTTGAGCTGGGTGACGGTGACGTCGTTCAAGCCGTCGATCTCAATGTCCTGGAGGTAGTGAGGCGGCCCGTCGAGATCTCGGAAGACCGCGCCGGCGAGGAGGCCGGTCGGCGTGAAGTCGGCCTCGGTTCCCTCGAACGCGAAGGCCGTCCCGCCGCTTCGGTCGGCCATCACGTCGAAGCTCGTGTGGAGCCCGCCATCGCGTGAGCATATAACGGCCAGGTGTCGCTCGTTGTCGAGCGAGAGCTGGAAGGGGACCTCCCAGAGACGCTCCCGGAGCGAGGGCTGGGCGACCGACGGGACCGGGATCCAGCCGGTGTCTATTGGATCCGAGAAGGTCCCGGCGTTGATCGAGAAGATGTCCTGGGTCCAGTCGATCTTGATCTTGTTGTTGAGGATCTCGCCGCGGTTCACCTTGACGATCCGGATCGGGAGGCGCGTGAGGCCGAGCCGGTCCCAGGTGAGCTCCCGAACATCGCCAGGCGTGAGGTCCCATTGTGAGCGGTCGGCCGTGAGCTGGCCGGTCGCGCCAGGGAAGGAGAGCTGGCGGAGCTCACGCCAGACGAGCGTATTCGCGAGGGTCGGATCCTTGACGCCGGGGAGCTTGATCGCCGCCGCGTTGACGGCCTGGACGATCTCGACGTTCGCCATGTCTTGAGCCAGGGCGAACGACTGGGTGTAGTTCTTGCGCCGGTCGGTGAACTCGACCGTCACGTGGTTCGAGGTCTCCGCCCAGGCCGGCCGCTGGAAGCGCGAGACGTTCGTCACGTTCGTCTCGTCCAGGAGCGGAAGCGTCCCTGGGGTGTAGTCGAAGCGGATGAGCTTGAAGTCGTAGTTATTCGAGACCGGATCCGCGAAGAGGACGCCGTCGACTTGCTCCTCGATCATGCGGATGACCTCGAGGACGTTGAGCTGACGATCCCAGACCCAGGCGAAGCCGTTCCCCTCGGTCTTGAGCGTGGCCGCGATCGCTCGGAGGGCGATGACGTTGACGTTCCCCGCGCCGACGTTCAAGCCCCACTCGTCATTCGTGAGGGCCTCGAAGATCACGTTCATCGGGTTCGCGCCCAGGTTGATCTCCTCGTCGCCAGGCTGGAGCGTCGCGAGATCCAGGCCGTCGGGGATCCGCTGGAGCTCGAACTCGAACGGCCGGATCGTCGGGCCCAGTCCGATCTCGCCTTGCTCCCAGGTGAGGTAACAGGTCCCGCGATATGCCGGCGTCGGAACCTGGAACGGCGAGAGGTAGGCCGAGATCGCCTGGGTCTCCGAGCCGATGAAGATCCGCCCGCCGCCGACCAGGCCGCCGCCGCCGCCGGACTCCTCGCCGCCGAAGAAGCCGGGCTCGTCGATGTTGTAGGCCGCGCCGGCATCGGTCGGGATCACGTTCGCGTCGGCGCTCGGCGCGTCTTCGCCCCAGGCGAAGCTCTCGTCGTTGCGGATGTTAATCAGGAGATCGACCGGACCGCGGACGAGCGACATCATGAGGCCGATCGAGTAGTGGAAGCCGGTCGTCACGGTCTCGCTCGAGAACAAGCCGGTCTTGACCTTGTCGGTGATCGGATCCGCGACCAGGTCGCCGTACCAGGTGACATTCGGGCCGGCGATCTTGACGCGGCCCCAGATAATCGGGACGACCCGCCCTTCGGTCGCGGTCGGGACCTGGAAGTCGCCGATGCCGGACGGCTTCGCGTCCTCGATGTTCGGCTTCGGCCGGAGGAGCTCGGTGAGGAGGAACGTGACCAGGTAGGTGAGGAGGAAGGTGAGGAAGGGCATCGTCTACGAGCCGCCGCGGAGGGTCGAGTTGAACGGGTTCTTCCTGGGGATGAACGGGAAGCCGCCGTAGTTGATGACGTTGTCGAACTTCGACAAACAGATCGCGAGGTCGTGGGTGCATCCGGCGAAGACGTCGACGTCGGTCCCCAGGATGTCGACCGAGAACGGGAGGAGGAGCGTGAGCGTGTCGCCCGAGCTCGTCAAGATCAGGCGCGCGTCGTCATCGCCGCCCGAGGGTGTCTTGACGAAGCCGCCGTCGAAGAAGCCGGCGCCGGCCGCGGTCACGCCGATCACGTCGATGTCGTTCCCGGAGAGCGAGATCACGTTCCCGGTGAGGGTGAACTCGCCGGCCGGGTCGCCAGTCCGGAGCGTCTTGCATCGGGCGTCATATAGAACGTGATCGCATAGGCCCGAATAGCTGATCCGCGGGCCGGTCCGCTTGAAGATGCTCGTCGCCGGCTTGCACGTGAGCGTGGCCTCGAGGTCGCCATCGTTGCCGGCCTGGGCGATGAAGCCGGTGAACACGCGGACACGTTGCTCGATCGGATCGTCGGCGTGAGCTCGGTCGATCGTGACCGAGCCGACACGGCCGGGGACGCTCGGGATGAACTGGACCGCGATCACGTTGTCGATCGGGACCACGATCTTGATCTCGTTGATCGCGTCCTCGACGCTCGCCTGGAGCGGCGTGTGTGTGATCTGGGTCGCGGTCCAGGTGACGCCGTCGAAGATGATGTCGCGATTGAACGACGTGAAGCGCGTGATCGTCGCGCCGAAAATAAACGTGTAGAGCTCGAGGACGTTCCCGGCTTCCCGGCTTGTTTCAATGGGCGCGAAGCTCATGACGGGACTCCGATCGACTTCAAGGACACGCGCGTCTCGCCTGGCCGGCGATGCTCGAAGGTCATGGTGTCGTCCAGGATCCGGGAGAGCGTCATGATGTCGATCCGGTCGACCTCGGCCACGGGGAGCGCCGGCACGATACCAGGCGACACGGTGAGGCGTTCGACGTCGTCCGAGACCACGCTCGAGCCGGTGATCTCATGGAAGGACTGAGTCCCGTCCAGGCGGAGGACTCGGAGATCCGAGCGCGGTGTGACTGAGCCGACGAAGTCGGTGAAGCCGTAGTTCGGGAAGTCGATGTTCGAGCCGCCCGAGCCGATGTCGAGGAGCGGCTTGAAGTCGGTCCGCCCGGTCGGGATGTAGAACGCCAGGCGCGAGCCGGCGAGGAAGTGGGCGAGCTGGCGCCAGTCCCAGGTCTCCGCCTGGCTCTTCGCCTCGAAGCCGAACTGGTACATCGGCTTGCTCTTCGCCCAGGGCGAGAACTGGATCCGCGGCCCGGTCTCGGTGTCGAGCGCGATCACGCGCCGCCGGTTCCCTTCGCCGATCGTCGAGCCGGTCATGAAGTTGAGCCCGTCGAGGACCGGCTTCGCGATCGTCTGGCCGACGCCCTGGAAGCTGGAGAAGGCCGACGCGCTCGCGAGGTCGACGTTGTCGAGGGTCTCGAACTCGAGCGCGTAGTCGGCCGGGCCCACGGCGAAGCGTGTGTTGTTGAGCTGCGGCTTCGTGTATGCGGTGCGGACTGGGGCGATGATCGTCGCGACCGCGTCAAAGGCCTGGGTGACGCCGGTCTTCGTGGTGATCGCCGTCGGCGTGAAGGACTGGATCTCGAGGACCTCCTGGTTGAAGGCGTCGTCGAAGATCATGACCAGGGCGTCGATCCGGAAGTCGGCGTTCGTCGTGTCGACCTGGAGGACCGTGTCGTTGATCGCCAGGGGCGCCTCAAGCGGTCGTTGCTCGAACCAGACCGGGACGCCGAAGACGCGGGCTTGCCAGTCGAAGAGGATCGAGTTGATCGCGTCGCGCTCCCTGGAGTCGTCGACGCGGACCTTGAAGGAGAAGACCTGGCGAGGCGCTTCGCGGAGCTTGATCCGTTGCTCGCTCCCGTCGTTGATCCGGATGATGTCGGTCTTGAATTTTAGCTTCTCGGTGATCGGCGTCTGGGGTCGGAACTGGAAGATCGTGATCCGGTTCCCGGTGACGGGGACGAGGAAGGTCTGGGAGGTCGGCGCGCCGAAGGTGAAGTCGAGCGTCCCGTCGATCGCCGGCGGGCCCGTGGTCGTGACCTGGACGTTCGCGATGAAGCTCGCCCTCGAGACGATGACGAACGGGAGGCCGGGGAGGTTCGTGATCGTCACGCCTGGGCCGGCGTTGTTGACGAAGTCGGTCCACTCGACGGACTGGGGCGGCCGGCGGAAGGCATTGAAGAGCTCGAGCGTCCGGATCTGGGTCGACAAGATATTCCCGAGCGCGAGCTCGCCGGGGAAGACGTGACACTTCTCGAACCACTCCTGGGTGACGGCCAGGCCGAGGCCGCCCGGATCCGCCGCCTCGAGGACGGTCGGACGGTCGACCGCCGCCGCCGCCTTCGCGAGCTTTCCGACCTGGCGCGTGAGCGTAAGGCCCGCGCCTCCCAGGCCGAAGGACGTGAACGCGCCCGAGCCGCTGGCATCGGAGAGCGCGCGGAGGAAGCTCCCGGAGCGCGAGCCGTCGCTGATCCCTTCCTGGCCGGCCGGAGCTCGAGCGAGCGGGATCGGCGCGTCTGGCGGATCCCAGTATGGCGTCGTCCCGATGTTCGCGAGGACCAGGCGATTCGCCGCCGCGCCGAGTTGATCCTCGAGACCGATCTGAGGGGTCTTGCGTGTCGGGAAGTCGGCCACGTTTTAGGCCGTTTCTTGACGGTAGACGAGGCCGCCGTTCCAGGACTCCTCGGTGTCGTTGAGTAAGAATTGCTTCCGGACCCAGGGGAAGGCGAACCAGGTCTCGCCGGCGACGGTGAAGGTCTCGCCGGGGTCGAGGTTGCCGATGTTGATCCCGCGGATGTCTGGATGAGTTCCGAGGAGTCTCATGACGTTCGGGCTCGGCGACTGGTTGCTGACCAGGTAGACGAGCGGAGCCATCGGCTTGAAGGCCGAGAGGACCGAGAGGCGATACATCGAGAAGGCGGCGTAGGCCATGCCGCCGCGGAACGATCCGAGGAGAGGCATCCGATCATTGCCGGCTCGATCCTGGCCGGCCGGGAAGGTATCGCTCCGCTGGAAGCGGCCCCACTCGTCGTTGACGCCTTGCTCGGGGAAGCCCTCGATGCTCAAGGTGGCATTGAAGGATCCCTGGAAGCTCCCGTTATCACAGCCGAAACTATGGAAGATCGTGTCGGGGTCGTCGATCCGGCTCGTGTTCTGATCCCAGAAGTGGCCGTAGATATAATCGCCGCCGACCCAGTCGCCGATCTTCTCGATCTCGCCGAAGCCGAAGTGGCGGAAGCGGCCGGCGTCGACCTCGACGACCACGTGGACATACGCCGGGTTCGCGTCTTGCTCGAAGAACCAGTAGGCCGTATGCGGGCCGGCGAAGTTGTTGACCTGTCGCCCGGTGTCAAGACTGGCCGCGCTGGCGCTGGCCGCGCCGTTGCCGGAGTCGCCGGTCGAGAGCCAGACGTCGACCGTGTCATCGTTCGACTTGTTTTGATATAGCGCCAGGATCCCGCCGTCGGTCGCGTCGGTCCACTGGAAGGCGACGAACATCGCGTTCTTGTGCCAGCCGGCGCGACCAGGATCGCCGCTCGTGAAGTGGTCCTGGACCCAGCCGTTCGC